CAAGTGGACCTGTGGGACCAGTATTTCCTGTGAAACCGGTATTACCTGTTGCGCCGGTCGATCCAGTATTACCAGTGCGTCCTGTATTTCCAGTATTGCCAGTTGCGCCAGTATTTGCGGCTGTACCAGCAGGACCTGTAACTCCTGTAGGTCCAGTATTACCGGTTGCGCCTGTATTTGCGGCAGTGCCGGCAGGACCTGTAACTCCTGTAGGTCCAGTATTACCTGTTGAACCGGTCAAACCTGTTGAACCAGTGTTACCGGTATTGCCCGTTGCATTGCCACCAATTGAATTAAAGACAAGTTCCTTTGTAGTTGAGTTGTAGTGTAAAAATCCGCCAACAATTGTTTCATCATTGCGAATTGGCGAAATATATACTGAATTTGCTATACTTGTATTCAGTGCCGTATTACTCGCATTAATAACAATTGTATTCGTACTTTGACTCACATAACCTGCTCGATATCCCATCGCAATTGTATAGGCGCCTTGTGTAGAATATCCCGCTTGCCAACCGATAGCAATTCCACCAGTTCCCTGATTGCTTTGCCCTGCCGCATTGCCAATTGCTACAGTATTTCCTCCTTGTGAATTACTACCAGAGGCTACACCAATAGATACAGAACTACCGCCAGAGCTGCCGGCACCATATCCTATGGCAACTGATTGAGTTCCTAGTGTTGTGGCACCTGAACCAATTGCCACTGAGTAACCACCTTGAGTAGATTGAGACGCAAGATAACCTATAGCAACACTTTGCGTTCCTTGGTTACCTCGTCCAGCATATTGACCAATCGCCACCGAATTATTTGATTGATTGCTTTGTCCAGAATATTGACCAATAGCAATTCCATTCGTTCCTTGATTGTATTGTGCAGTGTTATAACCGATAGCAATAGCGTTTGCTTGCTGTGTAGAGAGAGCAGCAGACGTTCCAATCGCAACAGCATTTATACCTTGACTGATTATACCAGCACCGGCACCATAGGCAATTGTTGACACGCGCGTGAAGGGAATAGGGTCAAAGCCAACATAGGGAAGGACGGTGCGTGATGCAATCGCATACGCCCCAGTGCCTGTAAAAATATTCGCACCCAGTCCTACCCAATTAATTCCATCATAACTGTAAATTAGTGTATTTGTTCCTGTTGCCGCAGCGACCCATAGATTGCCGTTCCACGCAATGGACTTTATTAAAGTCGCTCCAGCATATACAATGCTTGTCCACCCACCGGTGGTCGTCGGATTTGTAGCATACGCAAATTTATTACTACCGACTGCTATCCATAAAGACCCGTTCCAGGCTATACCTGAGCCAATTGAACCTATTATAGTTCCCCCCAAACCAGTCCAATTAATTCCGTTATAACTAAAAGCAAGATCGTTTCCTCCAGAACCACCTGCTACCCATACAGATCCGTTCCAAGCTATACTATATCCAGTACCGAATATAGTTGTTCCAAGACCAGTCCAATTAATTCCATCATAGCTATAAGCAATACTATTGCTTCCTCCACCCAATGCGACCCACAGACTTCCGTTCCAGGCTACATCAATACCTACCGAAAATACTGATTTTGCGAGTCCAACCCAATTGATTCCATCGTAACTATATCCGAGGGAATTTGTTAATCCAGAACCAGTGGCAACCCACATATAGCCGTTCCAAGCAACGGAGTATCCTTGACCTCCAGAGAATATGCTGAGTCCAAGTCCAGTCCAACGAATACCGTCAGAACTATAGGCAATAGTATTTCCTCCAGATCCGACAGCGACCCATAATGATCCATTCCATGCTATACCGTGTGTACCATTTATTAAACCAGTTGTAAAGACTGATGTTCCAAGACCAGTCCAGGTTATTCCATCATATGTATATGCAAGTGTATTTGTGCCTCCAGATCCACCAGCGACCATAAAATTATTTGTGGGTGTTAAATTTGGAACAAGATGACCATTAATGCTACTGACAGTGAGAGATGAAATAGATGCGGTCGTTGTACTCAGTATGCCACCACTACCACTGCCACCCTGTGAATTAAAGACGATTTCCTTGGTGGTTGAGTTGTAATGTAAGAATCCGCCAAGAATAGATTCATCTTGACGAATAGGATTTATAAACAGACCAAGTGTGCCCAATGATGTGCTTGTATTTGCAATACCTACTCCGTTAATACTGCTTACTAATACTTGCGCAGTTGAAGCATTAACAATAGGAGTATTAAACTGTACTTGAGCATTATTACATATTTCGTCGAATTTACCGATATTTTTGATATAGTAGTTTGTTACAGTCGAGGTGTTAGTTAATGGGTCTACAGTATATTCTATCACTTGTATTTGTTGGGTAATAGGAACAAAAGCCGCGCGTACAGAATTGGTATTTGTCTGCGTTGATAGACCTGGAAACCAACCAATTTGAACTTGCTGCCCCTGTGTAATGGTTGTTGTCGAAGGTCCGTATCTAAGCGTCGATGCCGCATAGAGATACTCTTTATCAATTGCAAATCGAACATTTGTAAAACTATCAGAAAAGGTCAAAAAATCGGTATTTGTAGAAATAATAGTACTTCCAGCATAAATAATACAGGGATCGTAGATTGAATTAACTAGCGCATTATCTGTAACAGAATTATAACCAAGTCTTAATAAATTAGTACTTACCGTTGAAATATTAATAACATTGGGTGTTTGAAAATAACTCGAAATACTATTGTAATTCTGAAGCCCGGTTGAGGTCAATAAGACATTAATGAGTGCTATACTACTTACTAATTCACCGGTAAGGGTTGAATATTCTGTAGCCAGACCTATACTTGTGCTTTGTAAGTATATAATAGAACTTAGTGAGGAAAGCTGAACAGAATTGAAAAATATTGTTCCACTACTTACTGTCAAAGTGGTATTACCTGTGCCAACATACTGAAGCGTACGACCACCAACGGTATAATCTGGTAAAGTGGAAAATGGTAATACTTGTCCATCTGCTATAATTTGTTCGGGACCGGTATTGTAAATAATAAGACCACCATTGCTTGTATTTGAATAAAACTGCATACCGGCACCTGGAGTAAAATTCATTATATTGTATCCAGGCGTTGGTACATACTGGTAAAGTCCACCATCTGCTGTTGGCGCATCAATCTCGTTGACAGCGGGTGATGAAAAGGTTGACATCATTGAGGACGCAAAATAGGTACCTCCATCACCACGACTTAGCAATGGCTGGTTTGCCGGAATAGGATTATTCGCAAAGTCCTTAAAGACGATATCGCGAACAAAAAGGGTGTCCACATTGAATGTTTTCGTCTGCCTGTTCTGCCCTGACATCACAGGTTCTACTACTTTATCGTTTTTATGTTTTTTAGGTAGACCACCGCAGTTTGTGTATTGTTTTGTTTTTTTTGTTTTTTTTTGCTTTACTCCTCATCGTCACTATCGCCACAGATTTCAACGCGGTTATCAACCCAGCGACCAACATACTGATCAGCCACCGCATTCATCTCAGGCGTTGCCTTGGCAATATCGGCATAGTAGACCTTGTTTGTCTCAAGATTGCGGATATGAGCGCGTCCCTCATAGAGGAAGCTTCGCCACTTTGCAGTCACGGGCGACACGTCTGCGGCAACTGTGTCCGTTGTTGCCACACTGGCTGCCGCTGCTGCTGCAGCCGCTGCCTTCTTGGGGGAGCGCTTGGCAGCCGTGCCTGATGCAGGAGCCACCACAACAGCGGCAGCGGCAGCAGCCCCATTGGGGCGGAAAATGTCATCGTGGATGCCGTTGGGGTACTTCTTGAGAAAGTGCTCAGAGCCAACAATCTTTGCACGCGGATAGATTACGTTCTCGTCAAGCCGTCCCTGCCAGGATGAGTCGTTGACAGTAGGATCCGCCTTGTATGTAGCGTCCTTGGTCGCACAGCTAGCGCACAGCTTGGACCCGGGCGTCGGCTTTCTGCTACACTGCCGCTCAGGGAAGATCATACCTTTGTTGGCACCCGTATCGCCCTGGCGAGTACCAACAATGGGCTTCTCTACATCGATACGCCGACCGAGGCAGCGGTTGGAGTCGATGGTCTGGAGGCGTGAAGGGTGCGTGCGCCACGGATCGCCGCCGGTAGCGACAGGCGTAGCGGCATGTGCAGCATCAGTGGCAGGTGCAGCATCAGCGGCAGCGGGTGCCTCACCAGCCGCGGCAGCCGCCTTAGCAGTCTTACGCACTTTCTTCTCCTTGACGGGCACAGGCGCATCATCAACCGGCGCATCCGCAACCGGCACGGCGGCAGGCACAAGGGCGCGGAGTCCATCAAGAATGGACGAAGGAATCGGCATGCCAGTGCCGAGGCACAGGACAGCCTTTGTAAGGAGGACGATAGAATCAGAAGGAAGGGCGGACATTTGGAGGAAAGTAATGGAAAGAACTGCACCACAAAACAACAACCGGCAAGCTAGTGCTATCAATTTTTTCCTAGGAACTAGAGTAAGATATGAAACCGTTCGTAGATATGTTGATTGCAAATATTCCAATATTTTTCATACTCCTAGTCTTAATTTGTTTGATATACAGCGAATTTTCGGGAATATGTATTAGCTGGGACAACATAGGTAGTATATTACACGGAGTAGTAGTGGGCGATTCGGTAAAAGTATTAGGATAATCCATAAAAAATGATGGTTCTTAACGGCACTATAACAAGGTTACTATTCCAATGGATACACCAGTTCCTGATACACTTATTCGTGCATCAGTACAAGGTATTGTATACCTGATTAATTCGCAAACGGGCGCAGTGTATACATATAATACGGAATCGCCAACGTACATCGGACAACTCGAACGTATTCCGGATACTGATAAGCATCTGATGTCAAAGCAGAATGGCTGCCTCCATTACGCAAAGGTGAAGTACCGCGATGATATTCGTACGGTGATGGAACATCTGCGATCTTGATTTAGAACGCTCGCCTACCTTTTAAAAAAATGAACCCCTTAACACCCACCATTCAGTATTCACCCCAAATGAATACACTTATTGAAGATATGTTACGCCAACGCAAATTACTGCTTTGGCGTAAAATACTAGAAACCTTTCCTATTGAAAAAAAATACCGCGATCGCGTTACTAAGAAAATCCTCCAACTATCGGAAGTGGATTTGCCGCCGCATACCGAGCCGCCAAAATCCGACGCTCCGCACGATGATATGCCAGTTGCTCCTCATTGCTCTGAAATTGATACGTAAATGTACTATGTAATACGTTAAATGTACTAACTTGTACATAAATAGCTGTATCGGCATTATTTTCAGTTTTTTGGCTTTCACTGATCGGCGCCGGCGATACAATTTGCGAAGGGACTTGCGAGAATCTAGGCGGTCCAGTCGTATAACTGGATGTTGGTATAGGCAATAGCGAAATAGATTGGAAAAATACCGGTGAAATATAAGGATATCGAATTGTATGAAGTTGCTGCCCAACACGAAAATCGCTCGCTTCTTGATTGCTTGCAAACACATACCAGTTCGGAAAGCCGCCATTAAGAATATTCAAATAGATAGCAAAGTTAATTGCCTGAACACGGTTAAAAGTATCCCATTGCCGTTGTAAAGTAAGGATGTCGCTTTTTGTTTTGTATTTGACACCTGATAAATCGTAAGCGGATTGAGGAATAACGCCATTTCCAATAATTGACGAAAGGTACTGGTCATACGTATATTGTGATAAATATGATGGATATGGATTCTGACTTAGAGACTGACAGTTCATTTCCTTATTCACACACTGGGATTTTAAATAGCACGGTCATCGTACTCCTGCTCGCGCTCATCCTCCTCTGATGAAAGATCCTTACTATAATCGACTACACGTTCACGCTGCCTACGATTGTAGCGGAGATGCATTTCATATTCATGGGCAGTTTCATAATCCATTTCATCGGGCGAGCTGTCCTCGTGAACATAATCTTCATCGTTTGTACGCGGCTTATAGAATTGACTAACTATTAGTGTCTGCCGACGTTCGGCGCTTTCAAGAAGCTTGGCGGCGGCAAGCCGCTGCACTTCGGTCTGCTGTTCAGCCTTAGCGGCAGCCTCTGCTTCAGCCATTTCCTTCACCTTTTGTGCAAAGGACAAAACAGGCTTCTTGGAGGGTACGGGACCACTCACTGCGACGCCGCCAAGACTAGGAAAGGATTTATCGTTGACAACAACGGAAGGAAGCTTTAGCGCCGACTTTGCCCACGTAGACATTTGTAAGAAAGCACAGGAGGGAGTGACATTCACTCTTGTGCCCGAAACCGGTTTCAATTTTTTTGAACACTTTACGTATCATCAAACATCATCTTGCCTTTACCACCAGAGATTTCAAACACATTCCACGCTTCACCATAACTTAATAAGAAGGTCTTACGACTATTATTACGAGGATCTAGAGGTATAGGACCTAGCACAGGATAAAGGACGGGAAGAACGGCGCGGGTAAATTGTAGGGTACCGGCGGGCTGCGCGGTATCAAACGCACCGAAGGTAATAACATAGACTTCTTGAGGAACTGGATATGTATAGTCAAGTCCTATACGAATACTTTTCCAATAGGCAGTTACTTCACGAAATACCGCAATATCCCATTGTTTAATACGATCAATATTGGAAATATTCAGGCGTAAAGACGTTAAAAAGGCTGAGTTATCAGCGGCAGATAGGACAAGGCGTTGTCCAGCAAGCGTGGATGCGTACGACCGGAGACCTACTAACATACGACTGACTGAGCCAATCATATCAATGGTAAAGGGGAGTTGTACAGTTGCTGAGTAGGGTGGAGAAGCAGCAGTAAACGAATTATCCTCGATAGTGAATTGTTCGTGGCGAATATTTGTATAAGGAATACGTAAGGTCTGTGATTTTATCCATAGATTCGCATCACGGGGTAGATAGAGTTGGGTGGATTCTAAACTCATTTGAATCGGCTGAATCTGCTCTAATGGAAGTGTTACTTGTGTAGTATCAATAGGTCCCCCCTGTGTCGCCTGAATGCGCAGGGGCTTACCACCCCACGGCTGGGGCTGTAGGCGTCCATCACTTGCCACCACAACCTCGTTCAACTTGCGTAGATAGATACGAATACGCCAACGCTGCTGACTTAGGGCAACAAGAGGAAATCCAGGAGCAAACGCCTCTTCGGCGCCGAGAACTGGTATAGGAACACGTAGTTCTGCTAATGTGGCAGAGCGTCCAATGGCAAGGGGGGTTTCTACGCGTGAGCCAACTTCGTCGTTCATTAGAAATACAGGACCCGTTTCCGCCATTTGACGTTGCCTCCACGATAGATATTCACCATATGTTTCGTGAATAAGGACCTGGTCTTGAAAGATCTGAATCTTATCTATAATCTGGAATCCAGTGTTGTTTGTATATCCAAAGGTGACACCACTGGCGTCGGTTACAATACCGGTAGGATTTGCTGCCACTGCTGCTGGCGGTAACCACGTAGGCAGTTGGATATGGAGAAAAAAGTATTTTGCCATATCGCCTCGATGGTCAATATCAAAATCTACCCAGCGCCCCCAATCAGGCTGATTGCGTGGCTGGGTTATATAGATTTCCTTGGTGAAAGGTACAGAGCGCATGTAGACGCTGTGAAAGAAGGACACTGTGGGATTTGCGGTGAAAAAGATGTCTTTTTTACCCCTTGCCACAAGTTCCATTAAACCACCGGAGCGAGATGTCATTGTGAATCTCCTTAATTTATACCTACTGAATTTTAAACCCGCACATCAATAGAGATGTTTCACTCCTTAATGACTGCCTTTACAGCACTGCTGTTTGTTGTGCTTACACCCGGCATACTTGTTACATTACCACCGAAGGGAAAGCCGTTAGTTGTTGCGCTCACACACGGTCTTCTATTTGCAGTTATTTACGCATTAACACACAAGGCGGTTGAGGCTATTGTTAAAAAATACGAGGGTTTCCAGAATGAATATGTTTTTCCACCGGCGATCAAGAACGGGGATATTTGTAAGACACAGACGTGTATGTGTAATGGCGCGGAGATTGCTGAAGCGGGACGCTGTCAGTAAATAACAGTAAATAAAATTATAAAATAGAGATGAAGAAATCTTCTATTAGACAATTTACTAGAAAGTGTCTAAAAGCAGGGTATAAGGAAAAGGTTTGTAAGAATGCGTGGGTGTTTGGAAAACTACCGACAAAGGAATTACAAACTATGTACAAAAACACGTTCAAGACTCAGAAAACATTTAAATATCCGCATACTATCAAACAGTCTAAAACACTAAAATATGCGAAAGCACCAAAAAAGTTAACAAAAGCGATGCTTATTAAAGCGTCTGGACTGCGTATTTTTCCATGATCCAAATTAGAATGGCAAAAACTCGTAAAGCTCGTCGCACAAATCTGAACCGTCAAAATGGTACACGCCGCCTGTTGCCGAAGCTCAACAACGGTAGCCAGATTGTGCAAAACTGGATGACAGGTAAAACAACACCGCAACAAATTGCGCGCACAAACCGTAATATTCGTATCACCTATTTGGCAGACCCACATATGCCCTCGCATGTTCAGAAGCAGGTACGCAACGCTCTAAACCGCTTTAAAGCAACAGGCTCGGTCTATCCCCAGGCGTAGGCTTAAAACAATAAAACCCAGAATGACTAACGATGAGTTTTCCGAACATCAGCACCGGCTATGGGCTTTCCATCCAGCCTGTAACCCCGCCAAAGCTGAGCGAGCTCAAAGCGACGGACGACAAGCCCAATGTTATTTTAACGACGATTCGCATTCCAGATGAACATATTTGGGCGAATGGTCTATTTCAAAATGTCTATATTATCTATCGTATGCTGGAGGTAATGGGGCTCAAGCCCTGGCTACTTGTTGACAATAACGAGAATCACAAAGATGCAACGGTTCACAAGAAGTTCCGTATGATGGATTTTAAGATATACGCAGCAAACCCTTTCCCTGTTGTATCGTACCTCGAAATGGGTATGTCATGCGACCCAGGCATTCGACGATTTTTCCGATCTATGGGTGCCAAGGTGTCAAAGCTCTACCTTGGCAACATCTTGAACATTGATATTGAAACAATTACATTTATGAAGGGCGTTAATTTTAGTCATCACGTTGCCGGCGAACTCGACGAGATTTGGGTAAGCCCGCACTACGATTTTCACGCCGAATACGCCGGCTCAATCAACGCCCTTTGTGGGAAGACACGGATTGCCCCATACGTGTGGGACCCTATGTTTATTGAAGATGTAGGGCAGGCGTATGATGATAAAGGGCTATCCCTTGAATCAGAGCGCACGTTTGTCATTATGGAGCCAAATATTAGTTTCCAGAAGAACTCGGTCATTCCTATTATGATTATGGAGGCGTATTATCGCCGTCATCCTCAGCGCGTTGAACAGATTATTGCAATCAATGGCGAGCGTCTCAAGCAGAGCCCATATTATCAGGCGTCGATCTTACCAAATCTTACCATTCATACAAATGGTAAACTCCAACTTACCCCGCGGGCTCATATTGTCAACTTGGTAAAAGCATTCCCCTCGGCAATTATTGTAATGCATCAGGTAAATAACGAATATAATTACAGCTTCTTAGAGTTTATCACAATGGGCTTCCCTGTTGTTCATAATATCAAGCGTTTCAAGGAATACGGATATTATTACGATACAAATGACTTTGATGGTGGAGCAGATCAGATTGAGCGTATTATTAAGTATCACGAATGCAATAAGGTAGCCTACGCAGCACAGGTCAAGCAGCTGACGTGGAACTTTTCCATCAACAACCCCAGTAATATTGAAGGGTGGAAGGAGCTCCTATTTGTGCGGGCGCCGGCGACCCAAGAGTCCCCTCTGACCCCCTTCGTCGGGAAACCATAAATCTAGTATTTTTTGTCACTCTAATCGGATTTCCTATTAGAGTGACAAATGTGTTTTTTTCTGGCTCTGGGCGGTAAAATTTGATTAGCCCCACCGGCGGTGGTTGGTTGTCACTTCCCCCATCTTAGATTTGAAGATGTCGTCCTCTGTAACTGTTGACCAGGCTGATATCGCCACACTTTCCAAGGCACTTGCCGTCGCTCTGGATCGTAAGGAGGCTGCTGATAAGGCGGCGGGCTTCTTTCGTGCTGATGACTCACCCGATTGGTATAGTCTCCCTGATAATTTCACAACGCCAAAGCGTCTGTCCCCTCAGCTATGTTCTTTCCTCGGCATTCGGAATGGAACAATGCTTTCACCTTGTGAGGTAACCTCGGCAATCTATAAGTATGCG